CCAGATGCGTTCTGGAAGGCTGTGTTGGCTTTAGTGAAGGCAGCATTGACGGCATTAGTTAGTGCCGTGGTATTTGCTACGACCTCAAACTTTGAGTTTGCCCAGTTGGTGATGGTAACAGAAACGGTATTAGTCCAGCCATTAGCACCTACGGCATTGTTGGCAGCCAAGATAGATGCGTAGGTATTACCAGCAGTTGCTACGGAAATGATATAGCTATTTCCTGATGTTGCTACGGAATTGATATATGCATTTGAAGCGCCGCCCACGGCCACCGCATAGGCGTTGGAAGCTGCACCGATAGATGTGGAGTAAAGATTAGCATTAACGCCTACGTCAGTAGCTAATACGTTAGCAGCGTTAGCGGCATTAAAGGCATTGTTTGCCGTAGTGTAAACAACAGCGATAGCGGCATTCTGATCGGAATCAATGCTGGAAACGGTTGCTTCCAGTGTGCTTATGTTAGAATAAACTTCCGTAAAGTTGGCATTGACATTAGTAAAGGCGCCACGAATTGTATCGCCGGTACCGTCGTTAGCTACTGTTCCAACATTGATAATCTTCTGTGACATATTGCCTTATCCTAAGCTATTTCTTTTATTTAGTCCGTCCATTCGGTGATGGTAGTGGTATAACCATAATCATCACCTGGCTTTGCTGTGATTGGATCTGGTTCGATCTTAATCTCAACCGTCTTGGCGGCTTCTGTTATTAGACTGTAAATCTGTGCTGTACCATTGGTTGATGCGGCATGAATGTTATTATTAACTTTGAATGTGCCTTGAGTGGCACCGAGTGTTAGCACCTCGTCAACAGCATTATAGTGTATGACAATACCTTGAGCATCGGCCCATCTTAGATTGTCACCTTGAAATACCACATCTTCCTGCTTGAATGTGCCTGCTGTATTGGCAAGCATCATCTTGGTGATATAGGTTGGTGCCAAGTTGTTATCATTATGAATGTTAGCGTAAACGGTACGAATGATCTTAGGTGTGGTAATTGGACCATAGTAGTGTAGTTTCATTGTAAAGTTAAGAGTCCAATACACATATCTTACGGAGTCATAGTTGCCTTCATACTCAATGTTGTTTGATACGTTATTGAGAATGATTGGAATATCTTTGATGAATCCAAGGTCAGGTACCATAGATGCAGAAACGGTAAAGTCAGGATTGAAGAATGGTAGAATTTGCTCTACAATCTGTGTTCCGTCATCAATGTTACGTGCATATACGGTTAGCTGAAAGTTAAGATCATACGGTGCGCCCATGTAGGCGGATGAAGCGGTTGATCCTCCTGGAAGAGCCTGTGTTGCCTTGAGCAAACTATTCTGTTTTCTGGATGCATCGTAGTTAATACCAGAGATTTCAAATCCCATACGAGGAAGAATAGCTTGAAGTTGTCTGGTTAGGTCTGGGTCAGAAAAGACACGAGTTACCATCTTCTCTTTTGGTGAGTAGATGATAGGCACAAGGAATCTATTAACCTCGGCACCAGTTTGATCATTCTTTCTGATAATGGAAATATCATCAAACAGTCTACCGAAAAGGATGACTGCTTTCTTGGTTAGTTGATGATAATAGTGTGCGTTACCTAACATTATGGTGTTCCAAATGGATTTGTTTCAGAAAGATCAAGGATCAAATCTGCGCCAGTGTCAAAGTCTTTGTTGTCAAAGATATCAAACTTAACATAATCACTTCTTTCATCTGATACACTATTGACTGTGAACTGTGCGAGAGAGGTGTTACCATATACGGTGTTGGCGGTAAAGTTACCGGTGATACCGTAAATGAACATAGTGCCGTTGGCCTTATACCACTCACCAAGTTCGGCATATGCAGTATTGTTTGCCCATGTTCCGTCGGTACTCTGGTAAACGATTTCACCATCCTTAAAGTTACCAACACCGGATGTAGCCAGATTTAGTCTTAGAGTATAACTGTTTTCTTCCTCAATCTGATCAATCTCCTTAACACCAGTATCAATGGCATCTTCTGAGAAGCGGAATAGTTCGCAACGCATTTCGTAAATGTATGGCTCTCTATTACCAAGAGAGTAGAACATTAGCTTCTTTTCAATGAACTTGATTTCAAACATACGGTGCATAAGAGGAACGTAAATAAGATCGCCTTCTTGTGGTCTGACACGCAATACGGTTGGAAGACCACGAGCGAATGAGCGGCGAGAGATAACAAAGTTGGATGTGTCTCTGATCTCCAGTCCAAACTTAGAGAAGAAGTCGCCGTCACCTTCAAAGCCTTCTACGTTTGCTAGATAAGCCTCAATTGAATATGCTTTTTCGAATTTGCTCTTGGCATACTCACCAAAGATCATATCACCATTGTCAAATGACTCTCTGGGAATGTAATAGACTTGATGACCCATGATCTCAATGGATTCGACAATAACATCTTCCATGAGGTGATGCTCATTGTTAAAGCGATTTTTACCTGGGAAGTTGTTAAAGTATCGATTGATTGCCATTAGCCCACCAAGAATCCTGGAGGTGCTTCGTATGTCTGACGAATTTCGTTTTCGATCTTTTCAATATCAGAAACGGCTTCATTATAGATATCAACACCACGCATGGTCACACCGCCTGGTAGCTGCATCTTGTCAAACTTGGACATGTTGGTGCCCCACTGTTTCTTGACATAGGCAGTAGTTAGCTTTTTAAGCATACGGTCATTCCATACTCTGGTGTATGCGTCAGGATCGGTAACAATGAAACCTTCTACAATAATAAACTCGGCGGCTTGAACGTCTGTGTTCCAGTCCCAGTCAATGTATAGCTTATCGGTAAGTCTATTGAAACGGATTGGCGTCTCACCAGTAAAGATTAGATCCAATGTAGCCAAATGCTGCATCGTTAGTGAGTAATTAACATATGAGGTTGATGAAAGATCCCATAGATCGTTCAAACGTAGCTGATAACGAAGATCGAACATATTCATGGCCATCTTATTCTGACCGACCTTGAATACTCTGGTAGCACCGATTAGATTTTCTGAAACGGTAATATAACGGTTAGCCTGATCTTGTGTGGTAATCTGGTGCTTGACATAGGTACGCTCGGTACCATTAAAGTGAAACTCGTTCCAATACTCAAAAGCCAGTTCCACGGCGTCATTAACCTGCTCATCATCCACGTTAATCTGGATGACAGGGTAGCCCAACTGTCTTAGGCAAAACTCTTTTAGTTCTTCTTTGTTAGCAGGTTTGTTAAGTGACATTTCGTTACCTTATGTTTTGAGTATTTATCTTACATCTGGTAAGTATGAACCATACAGATTTGTTCCGTCACAAATGAATGAGAAGATATCTTTTCTGCTACCGGTTGAAGTCAATACTGGCGCTACACCGGCTGGCCATTTGAATACTGGACTCCAAGTCAGTGTTCTACCGCCAGTGCTATCTTGATTGACATGTAGAACAAGAGTTCCGACTTTGAGATTGGTTGGTGCGTTCATATATCTGTTACCGCCTAATGTAACAGAAGCCACGGCAGCCGTTGCCATGTTCCATGAGATATTGGCGGAATCGGTCAAGGTCTGTGATACAACACTAACGGTACCTGGGTTGATGTTACCGGACAGTGAAATGTTATTGATGGTTAGTGAGCCGCTGGCAATGCTATTGGCAGAATCATAAGAGGTATTGACCAGTGTGTATAGTGTATTTACTCTATTACCGTCAGGAATCACAACCATGTGATTGGCTGTGTTCATACGGAAGTATTCGGCAGATATGATATGATTGTCTCTAATCGTTACTGTATTGGTACCGATTAGCAGGTTACCAGTAACTCTTAGATTACCGTTGAATACTGCATTACTGACATTAGGTAGAGCATTGTTAGCAGTATCAAAAGCAGCATTGGCTGTATCATAGGCAGAACCATAATATCCACTCACCACATTTGAAATGAATGTGTTGGTGGTCCATCTTGTATTGGCAGCATCATATACATACTGCGCCCCTGTTGAGGCGTAAACATATATCTGCTTATCTACTGGTGATGACGGAAAATTTAATGGCATGTTTTATTTATCATCCTTGGATGTCATCTTGTGTTTCCCAATTTTGAGTTACTTCGTCCCAATCATAAATTTTTCCATCATTTGGGTTTGGTATTGGTGCACGCCATGTCCATGTGTCTTTATCTAAAATCCAAGAAGCATATCTCTGAGGAGCATAGAAAACATCATTATCTTTGTCATATGTATAACCAACAGCGGCAAAGTTGCCTCTTAATGCAACACCACCGTCAGGCTCTCCATCAGTACCATAATGAACGTTACCACGTGTGTTATAACTTGTTTGTATCCATTCACCTGGTGTTGAATCGGTAAAAGTGTCAAAGAACTCTGGTTCAGCCACTATGACTTGAACCACTATACCATTTGATACCTTTGCAAAATGTGCCATAGTCGCCTCTTATGCTATAAATGTGCCAGATGATCTGAATGTATGAATTGTAAATCCGCCAGAAGATGTAACTGTACCACCTGAGCCTCTTTGTGTGCCTGGATAAGCAATGATTACAATACCGGATCCACCACCTCCGCCGCCGAGACTATCGTAGCGGGCACCGCCTCCACCACCACCAGTGTTTGTAGCGCCAAGACCACCAGCACCACCATTTGTTCCGTTGCCACCACCGCCTAAACCGCCGGCGCCCTGTGTTGATCCTTCTTGCAAATTGCCGCCGCCGCCGCCGGCATAGTATGTTGGTGTACCTGAAATTGAATATTGATATCCGTTACCACCAGTACCACCGGCACTAGCATTACCGCCAGTGCCAGCAGCAGCGGCACCACCGCCACCACCACCTGGATATGCCGAAGCGGCCGTTCCCCAATAACCACCAGCGTTTCCTTGTCCCGTTGTACCGGCACCGTTTGCAATATTTCTACCACCACCGCCACCGGAGCCACCGTTTCTACCAACGACATTGTTACCGCCTGAACCACCTCCGCCGCCTCCATATGCTGCGTATCCTAGTGCTGACGATGAACCGCCGTCATAACCATAACCGGGAACAGACTGATACTGACCACCAGAACCTGCACCACCTGCACCTACTATAATAGGATAAGATACGCCAGTTGTAATCGATACGTTGCCGCCGTTAGGTGTCTTTGGTGATTCATAGCCATAATAAACTAACCCACCGGCACCGCCGCCTCCACCAGAGTGTAGACCACCACCTCCGCCGCCGGCGACTATTAGTAGTTGAACGTCATAACCCGGTGCTTTTTCAAATGAAATCCAGGTACTTGTCCCTGTGTCGTACCACTCTGGCTTACCAGTAGTGTTGTTCATTCTTATCATACCAGTAGCACCAGTAGGTCTTTGTGCCGTTGTACCTACAGGTATAATCAAAGCATCTGTTTTATTACCTATGTCTAATGATACTCTCGGAGAAGTTATTCCAATACCGACATTACCTGTAGCGATAATGGTATTAGTAGCAACGATGCTATTAGCAGTTAGAGTATTAGCAGACTTATTAAAGACTAGTCCATATGAACCGTTAGAAACTCCAGCATCATTGAACATCACCTGTGTGTTAGATGATGTGTCAGATAGTTTTGATGTGAGAACGGTAAGCCAAGCGCCAACAGAGGCATTGTAGTAATAGACAATACCGTTAAGTGTATATTGCTGTTGATCTACTGGGTTAGATGGAAAGTCTAAAGCTGGCATTTATTATCCTGTTGGTAGTGTAGTTGCTTCTTCGTTACGCTGTGCTGCGGTCTTGACCCAACCATTAGCAAATGCAGCGGCTACGATTTCATCTTTTGATCCTGGAATACCAAGACCTTGTTCTAAGAACTTTGCGACCGCAATCTGGACGATTTCATCAATAGCAATACGGGCTCTTTCGTGTGCAGCGTTCTGAATCCATTCATTAACGTCGGCAGCGGCATACTCCATCGCCTTGGTTTCTGTTTCAGTGTAAGTAATTGTGTAAGTTGTCATGTTTGTTTCCTTTTAACCTAATAGATAAATCATCGCATAGTTTCTTGCGTCACCAGGAAGACTTTCATTTGATACTGTTGTATTTGTTAGCAATCTAAAATCTAAAAAGTCTCCAGCAGCGCAAGTAACCATAGCATAAGTTCTTCCTGACCAATAACTTTTAGCTGGTGTTCCTTCATAAACACCAGCTATGAAAGATGCATTTTTAGCTACACCATAATTGAATGTCCAATCGGTGTTAGGAACAATTAGTTCAATTGCGGACATACACAGATATGTACCCGCTACAGGACATGTAAATCTACCTGTGCTGGTATTAAAACAGTTGCCTACATTTTCATCGGCAGTATTGAATGGAATAATCTGACCGCTGGAGACGGTATAGGTGGCGACGTTTCTATAGTAAACTCTGGCAAATGGTTGATATGGTTTTGTAATACGACCAGAAGCATCGATACGCATACGTTCTACTATATTAGATTCATCAATGCCAGCCCCGCTGTTGGTTCCAAAATATAGTTCACCTGAAGCAGACCCGGTTCGTCTTGACCAAATAGCACATCCATTGTTATCGGCGTTTTTAAAAACAATTCCTGATCTGGTGCCTGTAGTGAAACTATAATTCGAAACTTTTATACCAAAATGGACGTTTGTTGTATTGTTTGCAACAGCAACTTCTAATGATTTTTCAGGAAACGTAGCACCGACGCCCAGAGTGCCGGTTACATACATGCTTCCTGCAAATGTACCACTTGTATTCTGTAGAGCCGTATTGGCCAAACCATATGCAGCATTGGCAGTATTGAACACCAAACCAGCCGTCTGATCCGCTGGGTTTGCTTCAACCCATTGACTGGAATTGCCGTCGTTATAATAGACGAACAGACGACCGTAATCCTGACTCCACCACAACTGTCCAACTACAGGAGAACCAGGCTGTGTAGATGACACAGTGATTGTCTGTGTGAATGTTGATGTAGACTTCCATACAGTATTAGCATTATCCCACACCCAGCGATTGCCAGAAGCGGTATCTGTATAAAGTTCGCCGTCAGTAGGTGAGTTAGGAAACTGTAATGTCATTCGTTACTTTCTGTAATGATCATATCTTTAGGATATCTATTCTTTATCTCTAGAATGTCATTATACCATTGAGATCCTTTGCCAGGTATTGTACCATCGTCCATCATATGCCAAAGTGTATCAAGTTGAGAACCTATCGTTGGATAGTTTCTTGCTCTAATTTCTTGATAACGATTTGTTTGATCTTGTGCTTTAAGTTGATCAATCTTTGCTATGATATCTTCTTTTGATGGAGCAGGAAATATGGTATCATACCATTCAAAGGTTTCAATATCATCATTCTTGACACCAAACTCTCCATTAGGAGATAACTCTTTAACGGCTCTGAATACATAATTAGTAATCTTCATCCTGCGATCTCCATCATCAACCAAGATCCTGTACCATCGGTATTACCTACGAATATAGTCTGACCACAACCTGTAGCAGCGGCAAATAATCTATAAGTTATTGTTGATGTGGTTGCTGGACTGTCTATCCAAGTAAAGGCATAAACAGGAATATCATTAGTATAATTAGCAGTAACAGCATCTCTATAAGAATCTTGTAAACTTGGTGATACAACAGTACCGTTTCTAGCAATACATAGCTGACCGTCACATATGAACATTGCGCCTGTAGTAACAATATGTAATACTCTACTAGTAGAAAATAACGGCGTAAAAGAAGCGCCTAGTCCAGTATCTCTTAAACTAGCACCGGATCCGCTATATGAACCAGCCATACCATTCCAAGCGACTTGAATAACTGAATTTGCAGGTACAGAACTTGTCGTAATACCACGGCTGCTTGTATTAAGAGTACCATTAATGTCTAGTTTGTATGATGGTGATTTGCCAATACCAACATTACCACCAAGAGGATTCAGTATTAGATTATACGTTGATGTAGATGGATTGACAAACGATGACTGAATCCATTGAGCAAAATTATTTCCGGCACCATACTGACCAATAGCAAGAAGGTTTCCTCCTGTACCACTTAATATTGTATGAGCATTGGCTGTAATATCGGTGCTATTTGGATTACCTTGCGATACTTCAAATCCTATTCTACCTTTACCTGCAACATCTAGTTTATACTGTGGAGAATTGGTACCGATACCAACGTTACCGGCAGCATCAATACGCATACGCTCAACAGTGCCGCCGGCAGCATTAGTTTGTGTTCCAAACTTTAAACCTGTTCCAATATCATTTGATCCATTGAACGTATCATAATAACCAGAAATGATCGACGAACCGATATTCGCAATGCTAAAATTCAGTTTAGAAGATATACCAAGACCAGCAACACTGTTGTTCAATATTCTAATAGTTGCTCCATCTAATACACTAGATAATGATGATTGATTTGGTACATTTGAAACGATATCAAATTTTGCTCTGGTTGATGTAGCACCAATTGCAATGTTACCACTAGGAACATAAAAGTTGCCATTGAATGAAACGCCAGATGTGTTTGCTAGAGCATTATTGGCGACATTGAAAGCAGGAGCAACCGCCAGAATAGTAGCAGCATTAGCATAACCAGCTACGGTAGAACTATCGAATGAACCAACCGCAGGAACGTTCTCGACCCACTGTCTGGAATCACCATCGTCATATAGTATGAATGTTCTACCATTATTCGTATTGTACCACATAGCACCAGGAGCAACCGTAGTGGTTGGAGGTGGTGCAGCACCAACGGTCATACTAACGTTGTTAGATGAAAACTTCCATAGACTCTTGCTGGAGTCATAGGTGTATCGGTTACCTGTTACTGGGTCCGAAAAGATTTGTCCGTTAGTTGGTGATGATGGGAATACGATTGCCATTTGATCCTATTTATCCTAATAACCAGCCGACGAAATTACATCTGGATAGATCCAATGTCATTGAAACGTTGTTTAAATTAATTACTCTCAAATCAGCATAATCGCCGGCATTCATATAATATGGCCACATGCCAGAAGATGACATATAAGAAACACCATAATCAATGGTCATTTCAGCCATAACAGCCGAACCATTAACAAACAAATACAATGACGGTCCACCAACATTGGTAGATTGTGTGATTTTACCGAAAAACATATACATACCTGCAACAGGAGCAGTAAAACGATATGTGCCGGTACTATATCCCGAGCCTCTGGAATTTGTCGTCACAGCCTGGCTGTTTAATTGTAGAACTTGATATGCTCCGGTTCCTGACCATGATTGTGTTGTTCCTCCATATGCAGCAAACACTGGCTGAAACGGTGTAGTAACGTAACCAGAACTATCCAGCTTAAGAACGTTAGAACCACCATACTTACGAAAGTTGAGTGCTCCAGAGCCGTTGATTTCATTATAATCAACATAGAGACTACCCGTAGCCTCCTGTATCATCTTGACTTGCGAAGTGCCATTATACTGAAAGTCTATGCCGTAATAGTTATTGGCGCTGTTTAGTGTTAATGCACGACCAGCAGTAGGAGTTGCTGTTCCGATACCAATGTTACCACTACTATTGAGAACAATGTTAGCGTTAGCGGCTGTTGGATGCTGTAGATTGATTGCCTTAACTGTGGACATTATGCAGACCTCGCCAAGAAACCAGACAAGTATGTTAAAGAATAACCAGGATTATAAGTCACTGTTCCTGTTCCTGATACTTGAACCCAAAGTTCCACATAGTCTGTAGATCCGTTCAGATATATCAATGACGAAAGTGATCCTACGTTTGACGCTCCGCTGTAAGGTCCATAAATTGAAGCACTATCCTGACTTCCATTTTTATAAAGTTGTATATAATTGTATGCAAGTCCGCCTGATGCCGAAGCGTATATCATCGCATTAAACTGATAATATCCAGCGACGTTTGGTGTAAAACGATAATTTGTTGTCGAGTCAAAACAATTAGATGTGTCAAAAACTTCGGCGTTTAATGCAATCTTAGTATTAGTTCCAGTTGTGATAGTTTGGTTTGATCCACTATTAAAATACACTCTAAAAGCAGGACCATTACCAGCAAATCCAGTCTGCACCATTGCCTGTGTGACAGTGTTAGCGTCCGCACTGGTGATTATAGTGCCTGTCTTAGCAGGAGCCGTGAGTGTGTATGTTGATGCCGTCGCAGGAACATCAATTGATACAGAACCACCTAATGCAGAGTTTAACTTAATTGGCATCTATAGACCTTATGGTTTTGGATATTTATCTTTGACGGCTTGAATGGCATCTGCCCATGTCGTAGTACCGTTGATCTTATCCCAATACTGCATATCCATCTGGTCAGCCAGTGAAGGATATGCCTTAGCACGATCACGCTGATACTGCTTGGCTTCCCATTCGGCCTGTAGACGGTCACACTCGGCTTCCAATTCTGCTTGAGTTGGCTTTGATTTTGTATTGCTGGCATGCCAATCAAGACCAGAATACTCAAAACCATTAAGTGACCATTGTGAACCTGGGTATAGTGAAGATAATGCTTTTGATAAATCTCTCATAGTTTCCTCTTATCCTGCTATTTCAAATAATGTGATTGAACTTGTGCCTCTTTCATAAGAACCACTTGTCGTATTGTTGACACATCGATTGACATACATTGTGCCGCCTGTATAACTTGCTACACATAATTGATATGTTAATGTTGATGTTGATGCAGGAGCATCATAACAATCAAAGAAACAAGTTTCTGGTGTGCTGTCTGCATCGCCAGCCGCCCAGTATGATATTGCTGCTCCGTGTATACCTAATGTATTTGATCCGTTCGGATCCGGTTGTCCAATAACAGTACCGTTTCGTTTGATGCTAAACATTGCTTCCCATGTCATACTTGTAGGAGAAAATTCACCGAACCATCTAACTGTCATATAAATTTTGCTACCAGTAGTCTTAGGTGTAATGGAGGCTGAAATTCCAGGAACATCAGTATATGTGTTATATGAACCAGGAATTGATAAAGATGATGGCGTTTTATAAAATGTATTCACAACTTGAATGATGTGACCAGGAACATAAACTGTTCCACCAACCGTTTTGGCGTATATATAATCAACGTTTGCTTGATCTACTCTTAGAATACCGGGCATTACTGTGCAATCTCCAAAACTGTTAGTGTGCTAACAGAAACACCATAGCTGGTGCTATCAGCATCGGCATATGATCTATTGATGTAAATAGCATTGCCATAAGGGCTACCAAACCACACCGCATAAGTTACATCAGAGGCTGATGCTGGTGAATCCAGTATTGATTTGGTGGCCTCTTGCATCTGATAACCATAATAGTCAGACCAAATAAAGGATGTTGATCTATTTCTATTACCGGCTGTATCACCAATGGCAATATCTGATCCATTCCTACGCAATCTAATCTGTCCCGAATAGGCGCCGCCTTGAATACTAACCGGCACAGCATAAGTTACTAAAAATTTTGAGTTTGATGTGGTTGGAGTAACGGTTAGTGATAACCCTGTAACAGCAACAGGCGTAACAGAACTTGTGGTAAATGTATCCGTCTTTACCACGTTATAAACATTAATGACATGTCCAGGAAGATACATTTTTGTTCCTGTAGGAACAGTAATGGTTGTACCAGTTCTGGCATTGAGATTATCGACACGTAAGGTACTCATTGAGCAACCTCCATAGCAGTAATCGTTGAAACAGGTGCTCCATCATAATCTGTAGTATTTTGCCATTGATGACTTCTATTTACGTAGATTGTATATGTGGTATAGTTTGCAACAGACACACCATATGTGCATGTGCTTAGTGTCGCAGGTGAATCCAAATAGTTGAAAGCAACTTGACTCATTGAATAAGACTCATTTGTGCCACCTGCATATGGTCCACCAGCAAATGAAGTTCTTGGTCTACTACCAGCGGTGTCACCTTGAACAATGGTTGAACCATTTCTGGTTACCAGACCTTTAAACAAATATCCTTGAGTACCTATCCACATATTCAACAAAACAAAAATCTTACTGGATGCGGATGTTGGTGTAATAGAAACTGTTAGACCTGTAACAGCGGCATATGTCGTGGCGGCTGGTGTTCCTGACCATGAATCCGTTTTAACAGTTTGAACTACCTGAACAATACCACCGGGAGCATACAACTTATGTCCAGAAGCGACTGTAATCTGATTAGTAGGTGAAACACCTCTAAGATTTTGAACTGTTAAGGTACTCATACGATCACCCAGTTAGCACCATTAGAAATATCAACCGTAACACCGTCATTGATAGTAATAGGTCCTACACTTAACTCATTATAAGTTGTATTGACCGTGTAGTTAGCGGCGATGTTTGGTGTGTTTCTATAGTTAGGAACAGTTGTCAATGTGTGAGTACCAGTAGCAGATAAGTTTCCACTAAAGGCTGCATCACCTGTAATTGCACCTGTTCCACTAATTGAAATAGCCATCGTTTCTCCTTACACCACTGTCCAAGTTGAACCGACAGGAACGGTTACAGTTACACCAGTATTTAGAGTGACTGGTCCTGCGGTCATGGCATTCTTGCCTGTTGTGATAGTATAGTCGCTGGTGATTGTGTTAGCGTTCTCATAGAAAATATCATCCGAACCACCACCAGTTGCACCACCACCGATAGGACCCCATATATTATTCTTGAAACCCTCGAATGTATTGAGAGTTGTATTGTATCGCATCATACCATTAGCAGATACGCTTGGACGACCAGCGGTTGGTCCAGTTGGAACTGTAAATGTGTTATTGGCTACAGTAAACGATACGTTACCAGCAATGGTAAGTGTTCCGTAATATGTGGTTGTGCTATTTGCTAATTTGCTGTTAGCAGTATCATAAGCTGGTTTAATATAGCTTTCTACAAGGGCAGCATCAATCGATGACACTGAAGGACTGGTTTCAACCCATGAACTTGTATTGGCTGGATCGGTATAGTAGATGAACAGCTTACCAAGATCAGAGTTCCACCATAGACGACCAGAAGAAGCACCAGTTGGAGCAGTCTGACCGACATTGGCACCACCAGCATTTGCTCTATCGTAAGCGGCGTTAGCAGTTAGATATGCATTGTTAGCAGTTCTAAATGCAGGCTCAACTTGAGGAGCAACGTTATTAGCCACAGCAAATGCAGCATTAGCCGTATTGAATGCCATGTTTGCTGTATTGTAGCTTGGTGTTACCTGAGGAGCAACATTGTTAGCGGAATCAAACGCTGCATTAGCATGAATGAAGGCTGCATTACTGTTAAAGTATGCCAGATTAGCAGTAGTATAACTTGGTGCAATCTGAGGTGCTACGTTATTGGCAGAGGCAAAGGCAGCGTTAGCAACGTCATAAACAGTATTGGTTACTGTCCAGTTAGAATTGACAGAAGCATAGATTGTATTACCTAAGCTATAAGCAAGGTTAGCGTTCTGATAAACAGGAATGATAAAGCTGGTATCAATTCCTACCTCTGATGGGAAAGCCTCTACCCACTGTGCGGTATCTTCATCAATATAGTAAATGTATAGCTTACCACTCTCGGTATCCCACCACATATTACCACCAGCTGGTAGTGAAGGAGCGGTGTTGCTTACCTTAACAGAAGCGGTACCAAGTGGAATGCCATTGATAAGAATGTTAGAGGCGTTGATAGAACCAACAACGTCAATCTTATAGTTTGGATCAGTTCTACCGATACCAATGTTAGCGCCACCTGCACCGTCCTGGATACGTAGAACTTCATTACCAGCTAATGTACCACCAGTAAAGAATGATAGTGACTTATAAGCGGTAGAGTTAGCGGTACCAATTGCAAGATTGCCGTTTGATGTATAGAGATAACCATCATGGGCACCAGCAATGGTGAAACCAGGATTTGCAAATTGAGATGAATTGATACCAAGATCAATATAGTCGCTTGTATCATCACCATCATCCGCAGTTGCAACGAAGTCAGAAGAAGCCTCTGAACCAGCGTTAGCATTACGGATGTTTAGCTGTAGATAAGCGTTCTCTGAACCTTCAGCACTAAAGACCGCACCAGCCAGAGTGGTGGTTGTAGCACCGTTAGCAATAACAGTGACAGGATACAGTGGATTAGTTGTTCCGATACCAACAAAGCCATACTCGGTGATTGTTAGAATTGGAATGTTACCAACACCATGATTGAATAGTGTTAGACTATCGTTAGCACCGACTGAAATACGACCGACACCCTCAACATAATCGACTACGATACCATCAGTGAATGGTCCTCTGTAATCCCAGCGAGAATAAAAGCCATTGTTGGCGGTAGTAGAACCAGAAATCGTTAGATTACCAGCAAATGTTCCTGTAGTGTTGGCGAGAGCATTGTTAGCCTTACCAAAAGCTGCATTAGCTGTATCGTATGCATTATTGGCTGTACCATAAGCTGGTGCAAGAGTATTGGCAGCCGCAAATGCCGCATTGGCTGTATCATAGGCATTGTTAGCGGTGCGATAGCTTGGTGCAATCTGCGGAGCAACATTGTTTGCCGAAGCGAAGGCAGCGTTAGCAGTATCAAAGGCTACGTTTGCTGTGTTATAGACAATAGAAACATTTGAACGTGTAGCATATGTTTCAGCCGAATATGCATTAGCAGAAGCACCAACAAAGTTAGTATAGCTGTTACCTGCAGCACCTACTTGCTGTGAATATGCATTACCAGCAGCGGCGTATAGTTCAACTAATGTATTAGATGCAATGAAGGTTGAAACAGACTGTGCAACATTACCAGTAAATCCCCATCTTTCAGATGCTTCGATCCAAAGCAATGCAGCATTGGCGCTCTTGTTACCACGATTTACCTCAAGACCAGCATTATCAACTGGCATAACTGACATTGGTAGGTCAGCATTGAGTGTAAGTATATTATCGCCAATTTGTAGCTGTTGAGTGTTAGCAAATGTGGTTGTGCCAGAAATGGTAAGATTACCAGAGATTCCAACATCACCAGAGATTAGACCGCCAGTTTTCTTATAGTAAGTGGCATCGGCAAATGTATTAGC